GTAGCAAAGCTTACGAACCAGAACTTCAAACAAATTTAAGCGAACGGCTTGGCAGCCAGCTTTTTTGCGTGCGAAATCGATCATGGTTAACTCCTGTGTGCCTTTAAGGCCAAACTGGCGGAACGGTAAACCTGCTGCGCGATTGTCTTTCCATCTCATCCGGTGTTTAGTATGTCGCCGGCAGCTACTTCATGGGCGTCCTGCTTGTTCGCTCTGTTTACCCTTATCGCCGGGTAGGCGGAACGTTTACCTGTCGCACCTGTTGTGCTTCGATGAGTAGAGAATACAACACAAAGTAGATGTGTCAATACTAAAAGTAGAAATTGAAGGGTGGTGACTACTTATGGTAGTGGCCGAAGGCGTAAAAAAACCCGGCATGTGCCGGGTTATTTGGGATTTTTTTTACTTCTGCGGGGTGTTGGCGTACTTCAGAAAGAAATCATATAGCTGTTTATACCGCATTTCGAAAGCCAGTAGCATGTTCTTGGCTTCAACACTTGGGAACTGCCGATACACTCTAACCAGCCGCTTTTCGTCTTCGCTTAAATCCCTGAATTCCCCATCACTGTCAGTGGCGGGTTCTGTCGCGGGGAAGCCAGAAAACTCAGTTTCAGGAAGCTTAGTAGGCGCACTCTCACCTTCGCCGTAGTCAAGCCATGCCGCTTGGACATTTAGCCAGTCAGCTATCTTTTGCAGTTTCTCATCGCGTGGCTTAGCCGTGCCCAGCGTATAACGACGAGCCATTTCGTATGTGACATCGCAAGCCTGGCTTAAATCCTTTACGGAACGGCGCTGTCTGCGCATTTCTTCGGTCAGCCGGTTAGCGAAATCCTGATGTTTATTCGCTTTTTCTACCATAGGTAGAAGAGTAAGGCACGGCGCGTTCATAGTCATTTCTATTTTTCGTAGTTGTATTTTCTACTTTATGTAGTATATTGCAGTCATCGACTCATTCAGGAGAACACGATGACTACTTCATACAAGAACATAACTGATAAGGCAGTGAGGTCGATTGGCTCTGTTTCGGCCGTCGCCCGGAAATTCAACTTTAAGTCCTCACAGTCAGTTGCTAACTGGATTATCCGAAATCGAGTTCCAAGTGAGCGAGTGATAAAGCTCTGTGAATTTGGCGGCTGGACTGTAACCCCGCACGAGTTACGTCCTGATTTGCATCCAACCCCTACCAGTGGAATTCCTGTTCAGGATATCCCACGCGCGCAGAAGGAGTCTGACTGATGGAAATCAAAAAGCTGGCATGTGAGCTGGAGTCCTGGGCGCAGGAAAAGGGCTGGAAGACGGTCACGCAGCTGATAACCCCGCATCACTTTGGCGATCTGCTTCAGCCACTGGATAACGTGACGGATCCTGACGAGTACGCGCGCCGACTGCACAACAACAAGCAGATTATTCAGCGCGCGTTCCGTAACGATACGCCGAATTATCTCAAGCAGGCGCAAGCGCTGAGCTATGCCATCCGCACCGCCATCGATAACGAACTGGAGCAGAAGGACTGCATGCTCTACCGGGCTGCCAGGGTTAACAAAGAGTGCATCGAAGCCACCAACGCGGTATTCACCGGCAAACCGCAACCGGTAATCAGGCGAGAGACTCTGGAAGCGATCGACGCACTGGCGCAGCTGGCTGGCGTGAAAATCCAAATAATGAACTGCCATCGCGCGGCTTAACGGTCTGGAGGCAACTATGCGTACTTCTCAGGAATTAGCCAGCGCTCTAGCTGAGCGCATGAAAAACGCAATGAAGAACCGGCCCGCTCAGGAGCAGGTAGATCGCCGCGGTGAAATCATTCCAGGGAAGCAATACCGCGATGAACGTGGGCGCATGGTGACAGTTTTGCGTGCATCCCAGCTCCGAGTGTCATATCGCCGGGAAGGGAGCACGGGCGTCAGTGAAACAGGGCGCCGTGAATTTATTCTGAAGTTTACCGAGGTGAAAAGTGAGTCTTGATGCCATGCGCTGGGCTAAAAAGGTTAAAACCGGGAGGTCGTCTGCAAAGTCGGTACTGACCTGGCTCGCTGACATGTGCGGTTCAGATCTTACCACTTATCCGTCAATAGCCGCGTTGTCTGAGGCTACCGAGCTGGATAAAAAGACAGTTCAGGCAAGCCTGCAGCATCTGATTGCTATGGGGTTCATCCAGGATACCGGGGAGCGCCGCGGGCGTACTAAGCAGATTCCTGTGTACAAACTCATTGGAGTGGAAGAAAGCATCATTGATGCCGAACGCACCCAAAAACGGGAACATTACCAAAAACGGGATTGTTCAAAGAACGCCGAAAACGGGTCTGTTACCGGAAAGGAACCCAAAAACGGAGCTGTTAAAAACAGCCAAACGATCCCGTTTTTTCCGGCAAACGATCCCAAAAACGGGATACGGAATCCCCCAGAGGAATCTAAAGATCTAAACCCCACACATAACGCACGAGGGGAACTGGTTGGATCACCGAGTGAACGACCTGTTCCGGAATACGCTGGTCAGCCAGGGACTTTTTTCCCAGCCTCACAGTTGCTGGGGAAATTTCCTATGAGCAAGGAGTGGAAACCATCTGCTGACTTTCGCAGGCAGGCAAACCTCTGGGGTCGTCCCGTCCCCACGAACCTGACTCCCGAAGACTTACGTGCTGCCCATGCCTGCTTTGTTGATTACTGGATCTCTGAGGGCAAGGCATTCAACCAGACGCAGTGGGAGCAAAAATTTGCTCTCCACCTGCAGAACACAAAGCCAACAAAACCGCGAGGTAATTCTCATGCAGGACTGGACCCAAACTCCACAGCAAACGCCGCTGTACAACGAGCGCGTGCAGCACGTGCAGAACAATTACGAGCTCGAGGAGAAGGCGTGGAAATTCTGGGAGCTCATGCTGGAAATTTACTCCACTCGCTGGGAGACCAAAAACGGCTCGGCCCCGTCGGGCCTATGGATTGCGCAGATTGGGAGTTTGACCAGCGCCCAGACGACGAGCGTTTGTAATGCCATGGTTGCGCGCTGTAAAGCGGGAAATTCTTGGCCGCCAGACTTGGCTGAATTCGTAACGTTGGTGGCGGATACGGGCGGCAACGCTCTGGGGCTGAGAACTGCCGACGTGATGGCGGAATACAGTCGCTGGCGTAACGAGTCTTACCGCTATGACAGCTCTGAACAGTTTCCATGGCGCCATCCGGTTTTATATCAGATTTGCACCGAAATGCGCCGCACCGGTGTTGAGCGGCAAATGACTCAGAGCGAACTGGAAGCACTGGCCGCTATGCAGCTGGCGAAGTGGGAAAAACATGTGGCGGACGGACATCAGATCCCGCCGGTTAGAAAACAGATTGCCGCACCTCGCCATGCGCCAGGGCCGACCCCCGCGCAGTTACTTAAAGCGCAGGCAGAGGCAGCCAAATCAAAACGTATGTGAACAGGAGAAAATTTATGGAAACCGTACTTGATGCACTGAAAGCCATGAAAAAAGCGACATATCGCGAGGTTGCTGCCCGTCTGGATATCGAGCCCGTTGAAGCGCTGAACATGCTGCGCGAGCAGAAAGAGCAGGGACTGTGTGATTTTGCGGACGGCGGCTGGTTCCTCGGTACCGCGACAGAGCAGAAGCCGAAGCGTATCAGACCCAAGCAGCAGTCGCCGCTAGTTGAGAGGGTGCTGTCAGCAATGCAGGGCCAGGGGGCCATGACCGCCAATCAGGTCGCAGAAAAACTGGGTAAAGGTTCGCGAGCCCTGAATGCTTCGCTGGGTGCAATGTGCAAGGACGGTCTGGTCCTGCGCCATGTTGACGGTAAAAACATCACCTGGAGCCTGGCGGGTGAACCGGCAATAAAGCCAGAGCAGCAGGAGGCAGCACCAGAGGTTAGAGAGCTAACAGCGGCGCCAGCCTGCAAATCCACTGCCGAGATTATTCAGGATATCCCAGCTTTCGCCAGCCGCCCTGATGACCTGATTATTCCGTCATCGCGCTATATCTCGACCGAAATCCGCCGCACGAAAGCGAAGCTGGCAAACCTGCAGCGTCTGCAGGGGGCTGTTCGCGAGTTGCGCCGCCACAAGCATCTGCTGGAGGGGCTGGGGAATGACTGATTTACCGAAATGTGGCCCCTTCACTGAGGGTCCGTAGCCGGGGAATGAACTGGGGTTCGGCAGAGGTACGCTGTTCGAACGGTTGCCCAGGTATACGCGCGGGATTTTCGTTCCCGCCTGATGGAGAGGCAGCGGCCCGGTTGTTGCTTCAAGAAAAATGGAAAGAGCTTGTGGGGGGAATCAAAGATGCCACGACCAAAAACTCATGAAGAGCGTACTGTGATTATTAACCGGATTATCGAACTGGTGAAAGAGCTGGGCCGCATCATGACGAAGGATGTCGTCGCGATGTTTAACCTGCACCGAACCACCGCGGAGAAATACATCTGGATTGTCGTACAGCGTGGAGAGCATATCCGTCATGGCCGCTGAGGTATCTTCAGTAGCAAGAGAAAAATCATAGAATATGATTTGAGACGATATTCACATTCGGAGAGAGTGTGATAAATAGTCACTTAAGTAAGAATTCAGTACAGAAGCATTAAAAAAAATCATTACTCTTTGTTTACTCTTTTTGCTTGAGATAGTGAAAACTGTCTCAAGTATTATTTTGTTAACATAATGCAAAGTTCTACACATCTGCGAGCGGAACATCTTGAGTTGACCTAAAAAACCGTATATATAGTACGTATAAAAACGACTCAAGCAAGGAATTGATTGTGGCTAACGCTATCACAAAACTACGTAGTATGAATGTGGAAAGTTTTCGAGGTCTCAAGAATGTAAATATATCATTTGGGGAGCGAATTACTGTTATTTGTGGTAAGAATGGCACATCAAAATCAACCATACTTGGAATTATTGCCCAAATTTTTAGTTTTTCTCGGGACTATTCTAAAGATCCTGCGGAGTTGCTCGGGTCTTATCGGACACTTACAGGTAATCGCTTTAAATCTCTATTTAGTGAGCACTTTAGGTTTTCAAGTAAATTTGATACGCCTGGCGGGATGGAAGTGCAAATAACACTCTATGATGGTGCGTTTGAAAAAGAATTGAATAATTTAAGACTTGGTCTGGTTGACTCGACATATCATCAGAAAGCGAGGCCAGTTCTCAGAAATAACGACGTCTTAGGCAATAAAAATACCAGTCGTAATGTTACTCACCCTGTAATTTACTTGAGCCTTCAGAGGCTTTTACCAATAACGCTGAGACCTGAATATAGTGAGCGCGACGTCCAGTATATCATTGATAATAAAAATGAAATTCTATCAATGAACAGAAGGTTACTTATCAAGGAAAATGGAACGTCCATTACTGCTACCACAGGAACTATCGACTCAATGGTGGTGCATGGAGATAATTATGACCATGAATCGGTTTCTGTCGGTGAGGATAACGTTGGACAGATTATCCAAGCTATATTTTCTTTCAAAAGACTAAAGGAAGAATTGAAAGATTATCATGGTGGCATGCTATTGATTGATGAGGCAGATGCTGGGCTTTTCCCTGCTGCGCAAATTGAATTAATTAACGTGCTAAAAAAAATAGCTAGTAAGCTTGATTTGCAAATTGTTATGACATCGCACTCACCTATCCTTATAGAGGAGGTGTTTAAATTAAGTAAAGTTGCTGATAAGGATTATAGGACAGTATATCTTACGGATACATATGGACCTATTTCAGCTAAAACAAATCTTTCATGGCCAGAAATAAATGCTGATCTGCTCGTTGATACCATAAAAGTTGATGCGGAAGAAGCATTCCCTAAAATAAATATTTACTTTGAGGATTTTGAGGCTTATTTGTTCTTCAAACAACTAATAACAGAAAGACATATCAATAAAATAATCACTCCGCTAAAAGACGTAAATATAAGTTGTAGTACTATGTTAGATTTAATGGCGCGGAAAATACCAGAGTTTATTAATAAAAGTATAATAGTTCTGGATGGCGATGTTGTAAATGATAATGGCCAGAATGCAAAAAAAGCAAAATCTGAGAAGAGTCTGTGCTTATTACCAACGACTCTTCCGCCAGATCAGCTTTTGTTTGAATTTTTGTATAATTTAGATAAAGAAGATTTGTATTGGCAAAAGAATCAAGGTTTCACAAGACAGGTTTTTATAAGAATTAGTGGCGATATTATAGATCGGCTCAATATAGTTGGAGAGAAAATATCTCTAGAAGATATAATTAAAAATTACAGAAAAGGTAAAAGTGAAGAGAGTGTAAAAGGAGAGCTTAGAAAGTTGTTCAAGGCTTTTGCTCAAAATGATAAAATCCGTTCGCTTTTAACTGGCCCAGTAAGTAAGAATCCGTTCAGGTATTGGATTAACCAAAATCCGGAGCTAAAACTTGAATTTAAGAAAAAATTTGAAGCTTGCTTAATTAATGCCCTAATTAGTGGTTTTGGTATTGATTCCGGCAAAGTGTATGGTTACCTTCAAATCGATAACTGATTGTTTTTCTGGTGAATTATTGTATGGCCATACCTTGCTTGTATTTGGTACAATATCGGCCTATACATATGAGGTGCTTTATGCGGTTTAATACGCCACTACGTTATCCAGGCGGTAAAGGTAAGTTATTCAATTTTATGAGTAAAATCATAGGGATGAACGATTTACAGGACCTGCATTACGCAGAGCCATACGCCGGCGGTGCCGGTTTGGCGTTGAAGTTACTATTCAAAGAAAATGCTTCACAAATATACCTTAACGATTTGAACTTAGCTGTATATTCTTTTTGGGATAGTGTCCTCAACCGAACTGAAGAATTATGCCATATGATCCTTACAACTGAAGTTTCTATGGATGAATGGCATATTCAAAAGTCAATTATGACTAATCCTGAAAATAAGGATCTGCTACAACTTGCTTTTGCTACATTTTTTCTTAACAGAACAAACCGCTCTGGTATCCTTAAAGGGGGGGTGATCGGAGGTAAGGGTCAGGACGGAAAATGGAAATTGGATGCCAGATACAATAAGCAAGATTTAATTCAAAGAATTAAACTAATAGCCGCGCAAAAGGATCGGATAAATATTTATAATCTCGATGCTAATGATTTTATTACAAAAGTTGTAAAAAATCTGCCAAATCACTCTTTGACATATTTTGACCCTCCATACTATGTCAAGGGGAAAGGTCTATATGAAAATCATTATTTACATGAAGACCATGTTGTCATCGCCAATAGGATACAGACTGAGATTCAAACACCATGGATAGTTTCATATGATAATGTTGCACCTATTCGAACGATGTACAATTCATCAAAAACCTTATCTTATGGAATCACCTATAGTGCCCAAGAGCGCTATACAGGCGACGAAGTTATGTACTTTAGTGATGGCCTAAAGTATCCGGAATGTGCTGACCCGGCAAAATTTAAAGGGTAATTAACTTCTCATTTAAATGTAATTTGTCACTTTGAACATCATCTATTCAGATGATGTTCCTCTGGTCTTTGAACTTGTCCCGGTTGTAATTCCACTTATTTTACAAAGATCTACATAGATCCAACGCACCATTGCTTTAACAATTCGTGCTGTTAAAGCATTGATCAATCACATCCATAGGTGTACTGTATAAATATACAGTTTATTGACGAGGGTGATTATCATGGGGTTTCCATCACCAGCAGCAGACTACGCAGAACAGACGCTCACTATCACCAGCCTTTGCGGCTATGACGGCAACTGCCGCACCATCGAAACATCAGCCGGGTACGCGATCATAAACGTCGCCAGAAAGCCGGAAGTGGGTGACACAGTCCTGGTTTCGTTCTGCGGCAGTCTGGATTTCGCAAAAGTGCAGGGGAAAGCGCTGATAACTCAGGATGGAGAGGCTATTGAGGGTGATGCGCTGGATGATGCAACAGTCATGGGGGTAGTAACTCACCTCCTGAACCGTGTGACAGATACCGACAATCGGCCAGTGATTTAGCAGAACGTACACGATTCCTGTGCTTAAAGAGCAGATCGGTTACACAGACCAATTACGGCTAATTGGTCTTTCTAACCTATTAGGCGTTCGCGAGAAGGGCTGCTTCAGTAACGTTCAGTGCGCAGGGAGAAAAGGGCCGACCCCGATGTATCGGGGATGACTGAATTAAATAGGATTTTGCGTTATGAATGAGCAAGAATTAATAGCTGCCGTTCGCCCCGCTGGACGTTATGAGGTAGTGACCAATGACGATGGTTCTTTTATCGTGATACCTATCCCGCTCGAAGCAATACTGATTACCCGCGAATCTCTTCAGCAACATGCTGAGCGCTTCCGCAACCCTGACAACTGATTTATAATAATCAAGCTGGTCTGAACAACCAGCGCCTGTCGCACCATCACCGGAGAAAAGTGATGGCGCAAAGAACTACCTCGAATTACTCACACCGCCCGTCTATGTGCGGTGTTTCTGCTTATGCTGGTGGTCCAGCATGAAGAAAGCAGATAGCCTCCATCTTTCGCGTGTGGCCGCACTTGGCTGCATCGTTTGCAGAAACCAGAACCTGGGCGAAACGCCCGCGGAAATTCACCATATCCGAACCGGTCAGGGCACAAGCCAGCGCGCTGACCATCGGAAATCAATTCCCCTGTGCCATATGCATCATCGCAACGGCGGTTATGGTGTGGCGATTCATGCTGGCCGCCGCGCCTGGGAAATGAAACACGGCACCGAAGCAGAGCTGCTGGTGCAGGTGCTCTATTTGCTGGGAGAGCCTGCCGATGAATAAGCCAGTCAGTTACGGCTCAGTGTGCAGCGGCATCGAGGCCGCCAGCGTGGCATGGCATTGCCTGGGCTGGCAGCCAGCATGGTTCGCTGAGATAGAAAAATTCCCCTCCGCTGTTCTGGCGTGCCGCTGGCCGGACGTCAGCAATCTGGGCGACATGATGCAAATCGCCGCGGCAATCCGTGCCGGAAAAATCGAAGCGCCTGATGTGCTGGTGGGGGGCACACCTTGCCAGGCGTTCAGCGTTGCGGGTTTACGTAATGGGCTGGCTGACGAACGCGGCCAGTTAACTTTGGCTTTTGTGGAACTGGTAAATGCTATTGATGAAAAACGCAGAGAACAGGGAAAGTCTCCCGCCATCGTCGTCTGGGAAAACGTCCCCGGCGTATTCAGCAGCAAAGATAACGCTTTCGGATGTTTTCTTGCAGGGCTTGCCGGCGAAAGCAGCGCGCTGGAATCACCAGGGAAGCGATGGTCAAACGCTGGTTATGTGCTGGGACCAGAAAGAGCTATTGCCTGGAGAGTGCTCGACGCTCAATTTTTCGGAGTGGCCCAACGACGCAGACGTGTGTTTGTTGTCGCAACAGCTCGAGGGGATATCGATCCCGCAAAAATTCTTTTTGAGTCCGAAGGCCTGCGCCGGAATTCTCCGCCGTGCAGAAAAAAGGAAAAGGCAGTTGCCGCACTTACTTCAAACGGCGTTGGAGTACGTGGTGCTGACGACAACCAGGCACAAGCCGGACATCTGATCCCCGAGTGCGTTACCGGCGACATCAGCCACACCCTGAAAGCGGAGGGCTTCGACGGCAGCGAGGACGGCACCGGGAGAGGCACACCGATTATTGCGATGGCTCATGGGCAGGGTGGAGCTGAGATTAAAACCGATGATACTGCGCCTACGCTGACCTGTAACCATGAAGCGCCAATCGTTTTCAGTAGCAATGGGCATGCATCTTTCGCACCCGGCGTTGGAGCTCTTCGGGCTAAGTCGGGCGCTGATCATGAAACGCTTGCGATACACGGAACGCAGGACCCTGACACATTGAAAGACCTGGCACATACGCTGGGGCGGAATCACGGGCAGGAAAATGCGGTTGTTTATGCCTTCAAGGCTGGACAGGGCGCCAAAGCTGGTGGCATTGGGTGGGCAGAGGAACAATCCCCAACACTGACGGCCGCCAGCAGTGGATCAAATTTATCCCCCTCAGTGATGAAGAATATGGCCGTTCGCCGCCTGACTCCTGTCGAGTGCGAGCGCCTGCAGGGGTTCCCTGATAACCACACCCTAATCCCTACGGAGAAGCGTAAGCAGATCACCGCTGATGAATACGCGTATCTGCGCCACCACCGGCCAGAACTGACTGCAGAGCAGGCGTTCCGTCTGGCCGCCGATGGTCCGCGCTATAAAGCGATCGGCAATTCAATGGCTGTGCCGGTTATGCGCTGGATTGGCTCACGCATACAGGAGGCGCTGCGTGCCTAAATACATCATCACCCCAGTGGGAAAACCCCGCATGACCCGCGCTGATAAGTGGAAGCAGCGCCCGCCGGTGATGCGTTATCGCATGTTTTGCGATGAAGCCCGCCTGCATGGAATCCGGGTGCCGGAGAACGGCACCCATATCACCTTCGTTTTGCCGATGCCCCAGAGCTGGAGCAAGAACAAGCGCGCGTCTATGGACGGCCAGCCACACCAGCAAAAGCCCGATCTGGACAACTTAACAAAATCTCTGTTGGACGCCTTGTTTGAGGACGACTCCCACATTTGGGACGCCCGGACATCAAAAATATGGGGCGAAACCGGAATGATAATTATCGAGGACATGAAATGACGCCACGCCAGAAACGCCAGTATCTTGAAGGGCTGGGAAAAACAGCAATGGCACCACGTAAGAGCTGGCTGGGAAAAAGTATTCTCCTGAATGATGTTCAGTCCGGTTGGATAAAATCTCTGCTTACAGTGTGGGGTGAATGCGTACGCGGTGGCACAGCACCGGCGAAACCATGCGGGCACTCATGCTGGAACGTAATCAGAGGAAAGAACTGGTCAGACAAAGCCCTTGAGAGGTTTACTGCAGCGCTGAACCAGGCGAGAGAAGAAGGATTTCGCGGTGAGCTGGCAATGAAACGGGCGCGCGCAATTCTTTGGCCGGAGCCGCCGACCAGCATTATTGACGAGGCTATAAGTAGTGATGACGGTGAGTTTATGGAGGGCGTAGTGCTGCAGGCATTCGACCTGAAGGATCCGGTTTACATCGTTGGCTGCCAGTATTACACCACCAGGAAAAAAATCTCTGACATCACCTGGGAACTGCAAACCCTGGCCCCATGGCTAACCGAATCGGAAGCCAGAAAGCGGGTGCGCTGGTGCCTGGAGATATTCAGGGCAAAGGTTTTTCTGTCGGCGAGGACCAGCCTGAAAGAAGGTTCATGATCAGGTCTTAATTAGCAAAAAATGCTATTTATTAGGAATGATGTTGAAAACGGGCCAGAAAATCAGATAATCCATTCATGCTTGGCAGAGCTGCGCCACGATGGCAGCGATGTAAAGCGACAATTTGAAAAAACTTTAAACCCCGCCTGCCGGGGTTTTTTGTTATCCGGCGATACGACAGGGGTATTCGCGAAGGTGCATTGCACCAGTACCCCTGTCATATCGCCGTTTTATTTAAGCAGGGAGTAAGCTTTGCCGGACTCATCATGCATGTGAGAAAATCCTTTTTTTGGGATGAAGGAGGCAGCATGCTTGAGTGGATTTACGGATATGTGAACGGAATATTAGAGCACTACAAAGCGATGACGACGATCGTATTCGTGATCGCGATTTTGAAACTTTTAGTCCCGCCTTTCTTTTGGATTCTTGAAAAAATATCTGACAGATCACACAGAAAAAAGCTTCTGAAAATATGGGCTGACGCCGGTTACAGCGATGAAGAGGCAAGGCTCTTTGTTGAGGCATCGGAGTCCCATCGAAAAAAACCAAAACCCAGCATCTTCACCTACCTAAAAAAAATATCCCGTCGAAAGGTCCGCTAAGGACCTTTTTTATTTCCTTAAACAGCACCCGCCCACAGCGAGGTGAGAGACGATGAAAATGCCACACAATCCAAATAACTGGCCTGACTGGCTCGAGCTTTTCCAGAGCTGGTGGCGTGGAGAGACGCCGCTGGGTGCCGTACTGATGGCATTCATCATGGCCGCGCTTCGGATCGCATACACGGGCGGAGGCTGGAAAAAGATACTGCTCGAAGGTCTTCTTTGCGGGGCGCTGACCCTGACTGTTGCCTCAGCGCTGGAATATATGGAATGGCCGAAATCGATTTCAATTGCCATTGGCGGAGGGATTGGATTTATCGGTGTTGAGCAGTTCCGCCGTCTGCTGCTTGGCATATTAAACACACGCCTGGGAGGTGGTAATGCAGCAAAATGAATTACGCTGGCTGGTAGAGGCCCGCAAATATATCGGGCAGATGGAAATCAAAGGCCCGCGTCATAACCCGTTAATACTCCAGTTCTGGAAAGACATTAAACGAGGCGGCATTAAAGATGACGAAACCCCATGGTGTGCAGCTTACGTCGGCTCCATGCTCGAACGAGTCGGCATCCGGTCCACCCGTTTCGAATCAGCAAAATCATACCTCAGCTGGGGTGTACAGCTTCGCGAACCAGCTTACGGATGCATTGTTGTATTCAGTCGCGACGGCGGCGGGCATGTGGGGTTTGTCGTTGGACAGGCAGATAACGGCGATTTGATGGTGCTGGGTGGTAATCAGTCTGATGCCATCAACATTCGCGCTTTTTCCCGTTCCCGAGTCACCGGCTATCGCTGGCCTGTTAACGAACCTCTGGACAGCAGACCATTGCCGGTGATGAGTGCCGCCAGTTCGGTAAAAGAATCGTGATCTCGTTACTCCCGGCAGCGCTGAAACCCTCATGGCGGGTGTTGGCGCTGCTGCTCATCATTGTTGTCGCTGCGGGAACCATTGCGATCCTCGCCATCCGGCTGGCGCACAGCCAGGCAGATAACCGCGTACTGGCATCGGATAACCAGCTGCAGGGGCAGGTTATCGCGACGCAGGCGTTCAATTTTAACCGGTTCAATCAAATCGCTGAGCATGCCAACAGGCTGAATTCACTGATTGACACCGGCACCGAAGAAACCGTAATCGAATACCGGGAGATTCTCCGCCGTGAAAAGACCTGTGATCTGCCTGTTCCTGCTGATGTCGCTGGTGGGCTGCTCGAATACGCGCACCGTTTACGTGCCAGCGCAATGCACGCCGATACCGACGGACCTGACGCAGCCGATGATAGTACCGCTGCCTCCGGCTCAATGACGTACTGCCAGGCTGTTTTGTGGATTAAGCCGCTGCTGGCGGTGATTGAGAAGGGTAACAATAACTTTGCTGGCATAAGGCAAATCGAGCTGGAAAGGAAAAATTGAGGATGGCTCGTCCTTGAGCACACGGGTATTTCTGAACGACGGCTTTACCTGACATAGCAAAGCACCTTTAAATTCTAGAAAAGACTCAATATTTAACAAGCGAAGCGCATCAATCCGAAAAAAAAAG